TTAACCAGTGATCCAGTTTGTGTACCAAGTTTCATATGATCTCTCCTCATTGATTATGGTACTATTATACAGCAAACCAATGAGGATGTACACAGTTATTTTAGTTTTTTTTCACTTTTTTTTATGCCCGATGCAACCACATTAGTCTTCACCTTGCTTAGAGCTACGTTTGACTTTCTTTGCCTTTGCCTTCAGACGTTTGACAACTTCGTCACCGTCCATCCAGATATCTTTGTTATCAAGCATCTGGCCGATCTCTTTATCTGTCAAGAAATCAGTGTACACTTCTCGCAAAAGCTTCTCAGACCAAGTACGTTCATGTTGCAACTGATCTAGCATTTCACCGCCCTTGCCAAATGTACCACCAGAATAGTTGTGGAACATAAACATTGAGTGTGCCGATACTTCAAACATATCTGCAGTAAGGAATACCATAGTAGCAGCTGACATACATGCACCTTCAACAGAAACAGCAACCGTAGCTGAAGTTTCTCCAAGCGCACGCATGAATTGAATAGCAGTAAATAGATCTCCGCCGTAAGAGTTAATGTACACCTTGACTACATCATTTTCACCGGCATGGCGAATTGTATCAAACCATTCGATATAGTTATCAGAGCTTTCGATATTTCCTGATAGGTAGAATTCGTGTAACCGGGCGAGTGACCGGTCTGAGTAAAAGTCCTTTTCTTTTTTTCCTTTGATTCCTAGGATTTCGAGTAGTTCATTACCACCCGGGGCTACTGTAGTCTTTTTCTTTCTTATAGACATAAAATCCATCTGCTCCATATTGAGGACATATCATTAAATGCGATGGAATACCCCAGTCATCTTTTTCGCCTGCTTCTCCACAGATAAAATAAGATCCGGATTTTTCAGGATACTCATGCATTAGTTTATTGTGTAATTTTTCATATACTTTGTTTGCTTGTTCAAGCAGTTTAACTTTGTTTTCGAGCTCGGCGATGTAATCTTGCACCACCTTCTTTTCGCATAAAGTCTCACAACAGATACCAATCTGATGATGAGCATTAGTGGCCAAAGATTTTTCGCCTCTTATATTCATTGATTGTCTCCAATAATTTAGGTGCCCAGTCATCACGATGTTCAACAAAGACTTGGGCCTCATCCTCACCATCACAACCAATGATGGTAACAAGTTGAGTGACTGGCATACCTGTTCGTTCTTCCCACATAATTGCGTATGCAGACTCCTGAATAAAGTAGTTGTTAATCCAATCACGCTTTTTTAGTTTTTTCGAAGTCTTAAAATCGATAATACTTAGCTTACCGTCAAAGACTCCAACGCAGTCGACTCGCCCCGCCAGACCAAGATATTCTGAATAGAGTGCTGCTTCTTGTGCATATACTGCACTAATACGATTATCGAAAGTTTCTTTCATAGTTAGAAAAGTCTGAAGAACATCAGGAGTAAATCCCTCAGCAAAGTCTTCTTCGTTGTCTAAATACTTTTCGCAGATTAGGTGGACACGAGTTCCACGACCAGAGGCTCTGGCTGATACCTTATTTGCTTCTTCTTCACCTACACGTGCACGCCATGCACGAATGCTTTCTTCACTTAGGATAGAAAGGACTGTAGTGACACTAGGGTAAGAAACCCCATTGGGAGCAAGATACTTTCTCCCAGATGCGCCAGTTTCAGCATTAAGATCTTCATAGCCAAGACTAATCTCCTTGTGTTCGAACTGCTTCCGTTTCATAATAAGCTTTACCTTTTTTCACTACTTCTTTGATCCGTTTAAATTGTGATCCGCTAGAAGCTTTTTGCTTGTGCTTATTTGCCTTCTTGTTGCGGGGATCGAATCGATTAAATTTTGCCATCTTTCTCTAGCATTTCCTTTGTCATGATATAGTCACGCACGAAGTCTGAACGAACAATATCTTCCCATGTAAACTCAATAACTTCAAAGTTACGGAGTTGCTCAATAATTTCTAGAAACTTAAGAATTCCGTTTTTGTCTCTTTCTTTATCGAAGTCAGACTGGTAGTAATCACCACACATGATGAATTTACAGTTCTGACCAATACGCGTAATAACAGAATCTAGCTCATGGAAAGTTAGGTTCTGCATCTCATCAACAATCACAATAGAATTTTGGATTGTCATACCACGAATAAAGGAAGTAGAAAGAAAATCTACTTTATTCGCAGTAACTAGTTTAGGAAAGGCTTCTGGATCTTCGAACAGTTCGGAACATGCCGAACGATATGGGCCAGTGTAAGCATCTTTCTTTTCGTCCTCGTTACCAGGTAAAAAACCAATGTCACGAGTAGGTACAATAGAACGTACGATGACTACTTTATCGTACGAGGTTTCTCGGTCAAGTACATCTTCAAGAGCCAAGGATAACGCCATAAATGTTTTACCAGTTCCTGCCGATCCGGCAAGGACGAGTGACCTGTTTTTTTCATACGCTTTAAATGCCTTTACCTGGTTAGGAGTTAGTGGCTCGACACTAATCATGTCTTCGAGCTTTATCTTATGGGATAACGCCATTAGTAGTCCTTAATATTATTGACTTTGTAAGTTTCTTTTACTTTTGAGATAACTTCACGAAAACCGTCATCGACTTTCAAATTTGTACCGGCTTGACCGATAATCCTTGGTGCTCCAATAATCCGAGCAAGATACGGATTGTCCTCAAGCATCTGTTTACTTTCTTCCCAAGAAGAGTACTTAGTAAACTTCTCACCTGTTCGCGTATCTTCATATTCATAAGTTGGCATAATGTTTCCTATTTTAGTATGGGGGCCTTCCGCTCTTTTCTAAGCATCTCTAGTATGTATGCATCGTAACTTTGTTGCTTTTCACAACCACCGCACCCACACTCACATGCTTCGGGTACTTCTTGTTTATCCTGTTGCGACATTAAACCACTCCGGTATTTTACGATTCGTCCATGCCATAGAGAACCGTTCTTGTTTCGTTTGGTAGAATGCACGATACGACTTGACAATATCTTCGAACATACATTCTGGGTTAGATTTCATGGCAAGAGGCTGCTTAGTCAATTTTCCAAGAGGAATATTTGTTGGAGGCCAACGAAGATAATAACGAAGCAGTTTGTCAGTGGCATGCACCTTATTGTATCTATAACAATACTCATCGCAAAGTGCAATAAAGTGTTTATAGTGCCACTCATAATTAGAAAGATTAATCATTGTCCAGACAGTACATGGGTGATACATGTGAACAGCCTTGTACATAACGCTTTCACGGTCATCAGACAATTCCCAATATTTTGACATTGTCTTACCAGACTTGGATGGACGACGGGTTTCAACGCCATCAAGCATGCGGTGGGCGGTTGAAAGCATTTGCGCAGACTCAACTATCATCTTGACAACGTGCTTATCACACTGAAGTTGAGCCGCTCTGACTGGATCCTGGTCAAGGACAAAAAGGTTCATTACATAAATTCCTCTAGATTACCTGTATATTGTATCACGTCTTCTTCAGGTTGTACACAGTTTTTTTCGTTATAAGAGAGAATTTGAGTTGCTTTATTTCGCACCCACGGGTTTCGTAGAGGGAGGTGATATCCTGAGGTTCCGTCCCATCCGACGAATTCTTTGTCAAAGAATCCAATTTTACAGTGTTGGGGATATTCATTTTGTAGCTCCGATAATTCATCGGCCCACCGTTGCCATGTATGATCATCAATGACCGAGTCGTCCATATCGTAGTATAAACACGAATGGACTAGCATCTGTGAGCGTCTTTGTTTAATCTTTTCGGGTATAGTTTGCTGGACCACAGTAGGCATCCCTCTACAATTATTAGTATATTATACAACAAAAGTAGAGGGATGTACACTACTTTATGCGCTACTCAGCTCCTCACGAATGTCTTCAATCCGGCTTGAGAGATATTCATGTTTCTTTTGAAGTTTGTATGCTAGATGTTTATTACCTGTTTGCTCCACTCGTTGTATGTAATGTTTAAGCTCTTTCGAGTCGCGTTTTAGTCTTTCAATTTGAGAACCGTACATTCGTTGGCTCCTTTTCGCTTGTTGAGTTTGCCGGCGATGGTTAGATATTTTAGGATCCTCCATGTTACTAAACAAAAAAAAGGCCGACGCAAAATGCGCCAGCCCCAAGGTGCTAGAGAAATACTTTATTGTTATTATTAACGCTGAGTAGTCTCATACATTTATTTATATAAATGACTACTTCACGATGAGCGTTGGAAACGTCTCCTGTACAAGTTTTTTAGTTAGGCCACGATATTTGCCAGTAAGCTTTTTATCTTTTACTGCGATAACCAACTCAGCGTCACGTGGATGAATTACTTCTAACATTCGGATGAGCATTTGTTCTACACGCATACTTGGCAAACGCTCACCTGGTCCACCTACGGCAAAGTAGCGAAACTGCTTTGACATTTTGTGGAGATTGCTAGGTGGGTTTCTTTCGTCGGCAGGCTCGTATGGAGGAGTACCCTCGGGCAGAATAAATTCAATCGAGTCGTCAAAGCCTCCCTTAAGAATGTCACGAAGAGCAAGGCAATTGTTTTTCTTTAGCTCCTCAATACGTTCTTCTTTTGTCTGCCGTGTTCCTACACGTGTAAGAATATCATGTAACGTAAGATTCTTAACTCTATTTACTGCCATTAATAAAACTCCTCAACAGATTCAATTAGCATTCTGCAGCGTTTCTTAATAAGAAAGTTGAGTACTTTCAGTTTTGACGCTGCTTTGGTGGATTCGTATGTATTTATAATATTAGTACGAATGTCTTCTGGGATCTCGGAGAGATCGATCAGCTTCTTATTACGGCAATAGTTACGGTATGTTTCGCTGTCCATAACTGATTGCAGATCTTCAATACCTGCCATCCATGCAGCGATTTTCTTTTGCGTTACTGGTGACTGACGAATGCCATCAACAAAAGTGTTATCGCCAGAAAGGACATTAGGAACACCATCAGATGAGTCTCCTTTAAAGATATGTTCAGTAATATAAGTGCGTGGGTTAGGATCCTTAATGAACTTTTTAGTCATAGGAGAATACTGGCGCACGTTGTCATATTTGTGAAGCTGAATAAAGTCTTTGTCAGCCGAGACAATCATGACTTCCTCATGCTGACCAAACTCTTGAGTATTGTCGGTAAGTACACCAATGATATCATCAGCTTCGCACTTATCAATATGCAATACTTTGTAAGGAAAGTTCTCACGTATTTCTTCGCGTACCATATTGATGATACGAAATACTTCTCCCCAATCCATAGTAGATTCTTCACGTCCTTCACGACGTTTAAACTTGTAATTAGGGAAGTAGTCACGACGCCATGAACTACTGTCACATGCGATAACCATTTGACCATACTCGGCCCGAAACTTTTTATTATACATGCGGATTGTATTTAGGATTATGTGACGAATCATATCTTCGTCAATGTTTACCTTTTGTGTGATGATACTACCAACAGCAATACCATTAAAATCAATGATTATCATTCTCTAGCTCTTCTTTTATTTCACTTAATGTTAAAGATAATTCGTCAATAACCTCATGCAAGAAGTGCTCTTTGCCATGCACTCTTGCCATGATAGCGTACAGTAGATTGAGTATAAGTCCCAGATCTTGCTGAAGTTGAGTATCTGCCCTAGGGTGATATTCAGCGTCGATCAATACACCTAACATTGCCTCAAGCATGTCAGATGCGATATCTACTTCGGTAGGAAGTCCTGGATCCACAAGAGGGTTACGGATCTCGCCGAAAGGAAATTGTATTATATTATCTTCACTCATGGTATTATTATATCAAGTCTTCGTCGGTTTGTACACAGTTTTTTACATGATTTGAGTGTATTTTACAACCAATAAACTCATTGTAGTAATCATCCCTGAATAGTACATCACGGTCAAACTGCTCCTTCGCTTCGAAGTAAGACATTTCTCCCTTTGTTTTACACAGTCTTATGATTTCCCGTTTAAAGCGTTCGCTTCCGGACTCTTCAACAAGTAGCTTAACTTGCTCGCTGGAACCGTGGTAGGATTGCCAGTCTGATTCTGACTTCTTGACTCGCTTACGTTTTTGCCCTTTAAGAGGTGGCAGACGGCGTGTCGACCAGAAGCTTTTTTTGCCCACATACTTTTTTCCATTCTCTAAGTCAGTAATCAAGTAAACAAAACCAGCCCATTCTTCAAGTTGGGCTGGTTCAAAAGGTTGTTCATTGTATATCCACATGTCCATAAATGTCTCATATTAATTTATAAGACTATTTATAGATAATCCTCATCGTCATAAAAGTTCTCATCTAGATCATCGTCTAGCTCAGATCCACAGCTGACGCAGTAAACCACTTCATCCTCAGAGTCTTCATGCACCATTTTTACGTTAAAGTGACATCCGCATTCGATACATTCATGCTCTGTCATATGCTGAGTCCTGACATATCATTTGAATAGACCCAGTTTTTGAGTTCTTTAAATCCACCAATATAGTCAGAACCTTCTAGAACAACTGGGAAGGTACGTACATTTGGATACATCACAAGTAGCTGATCTTTTGTAATGTCTCCATCTGGACCTACTACAATGATTTCATGATCGATATTTTTCACATTGAGTAGGGTTTTCGCCGCCTCGCAATATGAGCAAGGCGGAGTGTTTCTTGTATATAGTTTAATCATAGAGAGAGTCCCTTAAGTGTGTCTTCATTGACATCTTGTTTTACACCACCGATAACATAAGAACTGATTTCTGTTTCTTGAGGAGCAACCTGTACGTTTCCGCCACCAATCCATTTCTCTGTCCATGGAAGAGGATTAGACTGAGAAGTCTGGTATGGTGATTGGTATCCCAAGGTACGCATACGTTTTGTGCCAATCCACTCGACGTAATCAGAAAGAAGTTTCTCATTTAGTCCAAGCATAGATCCATCTTTAAACAGGTAATGTGCCCATTCTTTTTCCTGATCGACAGCCTGAACAAACATATCTATCACCTGTTGTTCACACTCTTCTTTAATAGTCACAAAGTCTGGATCATCTTTAGGAAGCAATTTAAGAATGGTTTGTGATGCAGCAAGGTGAGTATTCTCATCACGTGCAATAAACTTAATGATTTTTGCGTTGCCTTCCATCTTCTTCAGTTCTGCAAACGCCCATGAGCATGCAAACGAAACATAGAATCGAACACCTTCCAAGATGTTAATTGAGTTCAGAACCAACCAAAGTTTCTTCTTCAGCTCATATTCATTTACTACAACGTTACGTGCTTCGCGATTAGATGTGATTTGGTGAGTACCAGGACCTAGCAAATCATGCCACTTTGTTGCTTCAATGAAGTCATCATAGTACTTAGAAATGTCTTCAGCACAATCCGTAATCTCAGGAATGTCTAGCATCTCATCAAAAATCTTAGATGGGTTGGCATACACATTACGAATAATATGTGTATAAGAACGAGAATGGATTGTTTCCATAAAGGTCCAAGTCATAACCAATGGTTCAATTTCTGGAATAGATGCAACTGGCATCAGGGTCTCAGATGGTCCACGTCCTTGTACAGAGTCAAGTAGGATTTGACGCTTCAGGTTAGATGTAAAAATATGTTTCTCAAAATCAGTGAGAGCCGCGAAGTCTGATTTGTCCTTTGATACATCAATCTCTTCTGGACGCCAAAAGAATCCAAGTTGCTTATCAGTAATCTTATCAAGTTGAGGATATTTCAGGGTATCATAACGAGCGACGTCAACACTTTCATCAAAAAACATAGTAGAAGTAAGGTGGGACTTACTTTTTTTCTTAAAGATAGATGACATTTAGTTTCCTCTTCGGGTTATAGAGACTAAAAAGCTCTCCGTGAAGAGAGCTTTCTAATAGTTGGATTTAGTTTAAATTACGCAGCTTTCGCATGCATCATCATCGATATCGGCAAATGGTAAGTCGGTTGAATCATCATCCGGCATCTCGCCTGCACCATCGTGAGTGTTATTATAGTAAAGTTGCTTGCCACCATATTTATAGAAGGTAACCATGTCTTTAATCAATTGAGACATAGGAACTTTGCCTTCTTCAAAGTGATCTGGATTATATGATGTATTGACAGAGATACCTTGATCGATATACTTTTGCAATACTGCACACACTTGCAGATAACCTTCTGGTGTTTTCTGATCCCATAGCAGGTCATATTTGTTTTTCAGATGATGGTAGCCAGGAACAACCTGAGCCATTACACCATCTTTTGATTGCTTATAAGATACAAGAGCACGAGGTGGTTCAATACCATTCGTAGAGTTACTGATCTGCGCAGAAGTCTCGGCAGGCATAAGAGCCATAAGAGTACTGTTACGAATACCTGTTTCTTTTAATTGTGCACGAAGTCCTTCCCAATCCATACGCTCGTTGTTAGGGACAAGGTCATCAACTTCTTTTTTGTATGTTTGGTTTGGTGTAATACCGTATCCGTACTTTGTTTCTTTGTTACCAGAGATCGTACCTTTCTCAGCAGAAAGATCAGCAGATGCTTTAATCAAGTAGTATGACCAAGCTTCGGCATATTCATCAATAGTTGGAAGAGCTTCGCTGTTATACTTTAGACCACGTTTTGCTAGGAAGTAGGCAAGGTTAATAATACCCACACCTAACGGCCGGCGAGCCATAGTAGAACGTTGAGCTGCAGGAACAGGATAGGCTTGATAGTCAAGCAATGCATCAAGAGAGCGTACAGCAATTGCACAATACTTCTCAAATTCAGATGGATTGTTAATCATTCCCCAATTAATTGCAGAAAGAGTACACAACGAGATCTCACCATCTTCATCATCAGCAGATGACAAAGCCTTTGTTGGCAAGTCAATCTCACAACACAGGTTAGATTGTTTGATTGGTGCTAATTCTGAAATAAAGGCACCGTGATCGTTTGCATGATCTACGTTCATTAGGTAGATCCGCCCGGTATCTTTACGCTCTGTCAAGAACTGACTAAAGACATCAATCGCAGTCATTTCTTTCTTGCGGATCTTTGGATCAGCTTCGTACTTTTCGTAAAGATTTTTAAACTTATTCTGGTCAGCATAAAATGCTTCGTACAAGTCTGGTACGTCATCAGGTGAGAATAGTGTAATGTTACCGCCAGTCAGCAGACGCTCATACATCAGTTTATTAAACTGGAATGCATAGTCCATATGACGAACACGGTTTTCTTCGGTACCTTTGTTATTCTTGAGTACTACGAGTTCTTCGAATTCGAGGTGCCAGATTGGGAGGTAAACTGTTGCAGCTCCTCCTCGGACCCCACCTTGTGAACAACTTTTGACAGCTGATTGAAAGTACTTAAGGAATGGTATAAGTCCCGTATGTACAACACTTCCATCAGCAATGCGAGATCCAATAGCTCTAATTGAACCCGCTCCAATACCGATACCAGCTTTTTTCGAAATATACCTGACGATCGACGTGGTCGTTGAGTTGATGCTGTCGAGAGAATCGCCACTCTCAATAAGTACACACGATGAGAACTGGCGTGTAGGAGTTCTGACCCCCGCCATAATAGGCGTCGGTAACGAGATGTAGAACTGGGACACCGCGTCATAGAATTCTTTTACCCATTTTAGTCTAGACCCCTCTGGATACTCTGCAAACAACGTTGCACCAATCATCATGTATAGCATTTGAGGAGTTTCAAATGGAATCCTGGTAGTACGATCTTGTACTAGATACTTACCACGGAACTGCTCCATGCCAACATATGTAAACAGATCATCCCGCTCATGGCGGATATATCCATTTAGTTTTTCAAGTTCTTCACTGGTGTACTTGTCCAGGATCTCAGAGTCATATACTCCACGTTCAACGTTTTTCTCAATCAAGTGAGACAGCAACCATGGTTCAAACTGGCCATACACCTCTTTACGAAGCTTATAGTTAATCAAACGTGCAGCCACATACTGGTAGTTAGGAGTCGCATCAGAGATAAGCTCTGCAGCAGACTTAATCAACAGCTCATGGATATCATATGCTTTGATACCATTGTACAACTGAAGATTCGCTTTCAGTTCGATTTCAGAGATAGAAACACCAGATATACCATCGGTGCCCCACTCAAGTACACGGTGTACTTTATCTAGATCAAAGGGCTCGGTACGCCCGTCACGCTTGGTGACTTTAATAATTTGGTTCATTTCTTACTCCGCTTCAATATTAATTATATTATACACTAAACCACTCTCAATGTAAACACTTTTTTTAGCGAAATTGAAATTATTCTTGTTGTGGTTCTTCTTCGGGTTTTACTGCTTCTTCGTAGTACAGTATAATTTCCTTCTGTTGTTCTATATATCTCCTAAGCTCTGCGAAGTTAAGAGCTAGGTTTTCATAGTCCTTTACAGAAATAGCAATGTATGCATCTGCACCGTTTTTAGCCTCAAATTCTTTTACGAATTCATCATAGTTCTCGGCGGACACCACATAAATTTTTACATCATTTAATTGTACCTGCTTTGGTGCAGGAATAATAGGTACGGTAGTCTTTACTGTGTTAGTTACTGTTACTACCTTGGGTTCCGGAATCAGCAGGCTGCTGCATCCGGTCAGGGTTAGTAATGTCAGCAAGATCGTCCCATAATTGATCAGTCGCATTTTGCATCCTATTTTCGATAAGTCCAGGTTTCTTGTTAGCAAGATGTGTTAGGTTGTGTTTGTTTAGAGTGTTACGTAGTTCATCACCATACTGCTCTGCTCTACGTAGATCGGCACCAAGTTGTTGGTTCAGTTCACCAAGGCGTACTGTTTCTTCTTGGACCAGCTTGAGAGAAGCTTCGCTTGTTTGTACGGCAACTTCCATCCTAGCCACATTTGCCTGTGCAATATCCAGATCAGACTGGAGTTTCTTTACATAGAATACTCCACCTCCGGCACCAGCTAAAACAACAAACAGTAATGCAATCTTAATAGATGCAAACATTATCTACTGCCTTGTGATCTTTTAAACATCTTTTCTACATGGTACTTAGACCTGCGATCCATCTTCTTCGGCTTTCCGGTAGGATTCATATCGACTCCACCTCCTGCCACTGAGTTGGCCGCAACTTCTTCTTTTTTAATTTCTTCGGCGTATTCTTTAAAGCTTTTCATCTTACTAGATCCTTAGGTGATACATAGATTTTTGTTTTTGTCGGAACATGGTTTACTTCAAAAATAGGTGTTCCAAGCAGGTTATCAACTGCTTCACAGTTAACATCAACAATAACATGTGTACCCTTTTTTGCGATATATTCGCCGGTACTCGGTGATGCAATATCTTCTAATAGATGATAAGACCCAGGAGAGAGAACATTATCATCTATCATATTCCAATTTGACTCGTTCAAGTCATCACCGAAATCGACTTCCATATCGTCGAGAATCTTCTTGATCTGATCTTCTGACAATCCTGTTTCTTCTTTAATGAGAAACAGTGCTGCAGCAAAAGACGCAAGCTTTGTTCTACCAAATGGTAGTGCCTCAAGAATTCTCTTTAGGTTAAAAGACAATCGATGGAAAAGCGTATAGGCAGACTTCTCTTCTTGGGTTTTGAGCGTATTCGATTTACGTAATACTTTGCCCTTCTCGTCAATGATGCCCAGATCATATGCTTCTTGATCTGTCCAGTCAGTGGCAAGAGTACGCACAAGACGATACGTGTAATACGTGTCTGCTGCTCTTGATACGATTCCCATTAGAGTGCCCTCAGTTTTTCTACAATTGTTTGGTCAAGGGGTATATCCACATATTCACTTTCTGGAAGGTAATTTAAAAATACCAGAAAGGGTTTCAATACCGGCCAATGTCTTTCATCGACCTTATAAAAAATCATTTTATTTGCAGGTCCGATCCCAAACACATTGTATAGTACAATGAGATGGTTAATGATCAAACGTTCCTGCAAATCCCCTTGTTCATAACGGCTGAATAATCTTTTTAGATACTTAAACCTTTGCAGGTCTTCGTAGAACTCTTCGACATCGACACACTGATTATTGTTATAGTGCCTCGATGCGAAAAGGACGAAGTTATCATTATTCAATTCATCAAAAAGTTGCATAGTCCTATCTCACTGTAAATTATTAATCACAGGACTATTTATTCTACTTTTTAGATTTCTTTTTCTTAAAGAAGGTTTTAGGTTTTTCTTCAACAACTGCCTCTTCGACAGGAGCTTCTTCAATAACCACTTCTTCAACGACAGGAGCCGGGGCAGGTTTGGCTTTTACACCATTCCATGCATCGACCTCAGCCTGGGTTAAACGTGCACCTTTTTCTTTTTTACCATTAATGTAAAAACCATTAGTACGCGCTTCGGCATTTTTCAGCCAGCCTTTTTTCTCGATCATTTACGTAGTTCCTTGATTTTCTTAGGTTGCTTAGCAGTAGGACCAGCCTTATTTGCTTTTACTGCATCCATGTGACCCTTTTCTTCGGTGTCATCAATATCAACTGGTTGCTTCATGCCAACAGTAAGTGCAGCTTCTTCAACTTCTTTAGATTCCCATGGAGCTTTTTTCAAAGTGACTTTGTCCTTTGACTTGGCTTGGGCACCTTTAGATGCGAGAGCACGCTTGATATCTTTAGCTGAAAGAGTTCTGCCTTTTTTTGGTTTTGCGGCTTCTTCGATTTCAGTTTCAGGCTTTTTCTTTTTCTTGTCGTCTTTAGCCTTAGTTACCTGACCATCATCTGGATCAATCTCAACTGATTCTTCATGGTAGCCTTTGTCATCGCAATGATCGCAGCCTTCACCCTTACACTTAGGGCATTCTACTTTTTCTTCTTTCATAGACTTTTTAATAGCCTTACGACGCTTGTGCAGATATTCATCAGAATCATCTACATCTCCGTCATTATCGATATCCGCATCAGCATCGCCAACCGGATCCATTTTTTTCTTTGCTTCATCTAATCGCATTTGCTTATAGATCTCAGCAATTTTCTGAGTATCGTTCATTTGTATTCTCCTGGGTTTATTGCACAAAAAACATTCCGGCGATGCCAGTTGCGGCAGCCACTATTACAATCCAGAAAAGACGATTGATTACACGAACTGTGACTGCCGTCTCATCTACTTTCTTTTCCACGTTATCTATTTTTTCTTCACTTTTGAGCATACGCTCCATAATAAAGTTCTTATCACTCTCCAAAGCAATAAGCTTCTCTTCGGCACGAGCCAAAGAAATCATTGTTTCAGCTAACTTATCAATCTTTGACTCAATACGGTCTAGACGAGAGTGGTCAGCCACGATATGGGTTTCGAGATCTCTATCCATATTAGTTATCTACCTTGGCGCCTGCACGCCACTGGTAACAGCTCCAGTAACGGGCTTTCCATTTTGGTCCAGGATCGTCACAGTTATGACGTGCTCGAAAAGAACGTCGGCGAGCGGGATCGTCTCTTTTGATTTCCATATTTGGGTCTCCGAAGTTGACTTTAACCACGTTGCCTTTATCGTTGCGAACATAAACACTAAACTTAGAATTACCGTCACTGTTACGGAACGGGTCATTTAACTTAACCTTTCTACCTTGGTACTCAGCAGCTTCTACAATGAGATCATCATAGATATTGCAATCTTCACAAACAGAATCAACTGCATCTTTTACATAGCTTGAAAACTTATCCACCGAACTCATGCCCCGCAACTCTTTTCATTTGCTTTTTAAATTCAGCAAAATCTGGTTTATCTTTATAAAGCTTAACTGAAATCTCATCACGGTCTTTACCTTTGATTCTCCAGTTATAACCTTTCTCTTTATGTTCAGGCTTTGTGGTCTTTACAACGCGACGCTCAAATCCCTTTGCCCAAGTTTCGCTACCCTCCATTGGGGTATCTTTCTTGTACTTATTGACAAGCTTATCAGTGCCTTCATCACCAGCACCACCCGCTTCTGAGATGTATTGTTTAAAGCGGATCATTTACTTGCCCCTTACCTTAGCAGCAAGATCTTTATCTGCTTTACCCCATGTACCAGATGATTTAGTTACAAATGAGTTGACTCGAGCAAATCCCCACTGTGATGGAGTAGTACCAGGTCTATGGCCGGTTTTCCAAGCAGCCACGCCTCTATTGTAAACCTGACGTAGAACACCAAGTGGCATACCTGTCTTATCAGCTTTTTTCTTGAGTGCAGTTGTTACATCTTCAGTAATGACTTCGTTGAATGAGCTAAATGATAACACGTCTTCTCCATACATTTGTTTGTATTTTTTGGTATGCTTTGATGGTTTTGTTTTGGCAGTTGCATCACCAGGTGCTGGTTTATACGCATTAGGATCATCATCATCCATGTCAGCTTGTTTATTAAACTGGGCTTTACGTTTTGCTGTAGTTGACTTTGAAAGTCCTTTATGATATGCAGCGCTTTCAGACTTTGGTTTCTTTTCACGGTCATCGGCACGCTCATCATCAACGGCGGCTTTTGACATCATGCGAGTATGCTTTAACTCGTCACGTTCTTTTTCTTTTTCGATCTTATCTTTAGCTGCAGCAGAAAACGCACCTTCTTCGATCTTCTCAACAGAGTCAATCCATTTACGAAGCTTCTTGCCATCAGACATTTCAACAAGAACGTAGTTAGCACCAAGCATAATAACTTGGCCAACTTCATCTGATTCTTTAATAGCAACTAGATCACCTTCAGCAAACAATCCACCTTGGACGTATGCTTCACGCTCTTCTGATACCGGAGAAAACTCAATGTGTTCGCGGTAGTTGTATGACTCTTTGAGACCCATACCCTTACGGACATCGTTAAACAAAGCTTGGCCGTCTTTAAAACCACGAGGCAAGCCTTTTGAGAAAGTAGCTAGGTCGTTTGATGCAGCTGCTGCACGCATCTTAGATGCAGACATACCAGATACATCTTCAGCATCTGGGTCACGTTCACCTGCAGATACAATGTTAACACCGCCTTCAAAGTTATAAAAACCATGACGACCTTTGACGTTATTGTATTTGTTTGTAAGTGCTTCGAATTCAGGTACACGGTCAGAGCCAACAACCATGTTTACTTTATTATAGCCCTGATCATATATTTTTGTAAGAATGTCAAATACACTGCGAACAGACTTATCTAGCATGATAGCGCGAGCATGCTTTGGAAACATTTTGCGCATGTATTTGACTTTAGTTGTATAGTCTAATGGATTCTTCTTAGGATCATTAGACTGTGAGGCGAAAACCATATACTTAGATCCGCGTGCTACTTTAGCAACCGCGTCTAATAGTTTCTCATGCCCTGTAGTAGGAGGATTAAAACGACCAAATGTCACAGTGATCTCTTTTGTCGCTTCTGTGACGTATTCAGCAAAGCCTTTGAAATGCATAAAACTAGTCCTTCTTAGGTTTCATTTTATTGCGTTCAGCTTGGCGAACCTTGGGAAGTAGCTTCTTAGCCATACGTGCAATAACTGTTGCGCGGCGGTTAACCTGCTTCTCAATATTGGCACGTGCACCATAAGACAGTTCGTCTTTAGACCTATCTTTTAGGATTTTATCCATGACAGCCTTACGTGCCTGGCGCTGAGCTCTCTTCTTGAGTTTCTCAGTACCGGCAATACGACGCTCGGCTCTACGACGACCCATGGCAATCTTTGCCTTGTTCCTACGCATGGATTGTTTCATCTTCATGCGAGTCTGGATATCAAGAACTTCTTCGAGTTCCTTATCCATCTCTGCATCTTCTTCGATGTATTCTTTAAGTCTTAGCATTAGTTCTCGCTCTTTCCATTAGGATCGGGATGGTGTATCCCAGCCTTTAATAATATCAGGGCTAAAGTTGTTGTATGAAAATTCCATACGATCTACCAACTTAACCGCGCCACCTTTGATATGATCAATAGCAACAAAGCCTTCGGCTCCGGTTACTTTAAATCCGTTTTGTGTCTTAACAAAGGTGTTAATCTTATTCAATCTGTTTAGTTTATTTATAACTTTTAATTTCGCAACAACCAGAGATTTCTGGAGATCAAATAATAATTTTAAGTTTTTCTTATTTGATTCGTCAAAGAATTTGAGGAATTCATCACGCTTTTGTGCTTGAGCAGTTTTGCCCTTTTCACTTTTACGCTTATCAATTTCTTTTTGATATTTGTCTGAGATGTATTTTACTAATCCATCTACGTGTCTTTGTGTATTACCAATTGGCTTATTTGCACGAACATACGTATTGTTGTATGTTTCTATAGTACGGGCCAAGTCTTGATTGGATTCAATTTGCTTAAGGGTCGTACTAGAAATTTGCTTAAAAATACGTCCAGCTTCTGACAAAGCCTTGGTGACCTCTGCAGTCTCTTTCTTTGTAAGCGTAACTGTGCCAGATAGATCTCGCAGTTGAGCGTCCTGGGCCCAGACAGACTTGACTTTTCTATACTTGCTGACGTCGACTCCGTACTTTGCACGCATGCTTTCGAAATCTTTTCCTTCGTAAGCAGTGTGGAAAACAACTCCAATACGCGCCGATCGAATTCGCTTGGCCTCATCGCTAGAATCAGGGACAGCGTATACAATGGTATTAGGATGAAAAGTAATATAAGATTCTCCATCAATGGTCTCCTTTTTCAAATCGTCAGATGTAAACATCACGTCGCCTTGAACAACACCTTTGATGCCAAGCTTAGATAGCTCGGACAACGCAATTTTCATTTTGTTGTTTAGATCAGCATTCGGGATATCTTCATCGATATCCGCATTTGTTTTATACACCTTTGGATTCTTGTTAAAAATTCCTTTTTTAGCTACGAAGAACTTACCATCAGTTGGATCAATCCCGCAGAAGACAGCAGGTGCGCCATCCCATTTGACTGTTACATCTCTTGCGCCAGCCGAAGTTCCAGACAACATATCGCGCATAGCACGAAGTGCAAGGATAGCTTCACGTGCACCTTTTACTCCACCGTAGATCACTTGATCTTCGATGTGAGTCATGTGAGTGTTTTTCTCTTCAGATAGGTATTGGCTAAACTTAATCATATTTTCCTACTTTGCAGTGAAATCACACATCATACGAGTTGGGTATCCGTCTTTACCCTGGGTGTCTCTGATGTTGATTTTAAATTTGTATGACGCTGACTGGAATTCTACATCGACTCGTTTGCCACGACCGGTTTTACCACCGTAATATACGGTAACATTACCAACTGGCTTTGCAGCCTTTTTCATCGCAGCTTGGTTCATCTCTTTTGAAACAATTCCCTTTGTCATTTTGTGAATGATATGGTAATTATAACCTATTCCTGACTGCAATAACATCTCTATTTTGCGGCTGTCTGGTTTAGCTTTAGTGTCGATACTACCCTTGCCAGTATTAAATACTTCAGCAAATTTAATTGGGTCAATACCAAAGATTTTAAGGAGATTCAACCCATCTCTATCAGTAATAGTACCTGCTTTGATCTGAGCTGGAGAGAGGATTTTTCTTACACCTACGTTGAAGAACGTGGTAGTTGTGCCTAGTTTAAGGCTAAGGTAAATTTCACGGTTGTCAGTAACTAGTGTGATATCTGTGACTGACTTACCGATATCGAATCCAGATCCTTTTGGGTTATCTAGAATAATGTTCGAACCGAACTTGAGAGGGCGTTTAGTATTCTCGCCACCAACCACATTGACCTCTAGCTTACTTGAATCGTTTAGCTTATAAGTCTTATCAAGGTCTTGAATAGCGGCAAGCATTTTTTTGTCTTTGACTTCTTCACCGTTCCACCATGCATTCATAGCGTCAGCAAATTGGCCTTCAAATAGGTTACCACGGTTGTTTGCACCACGGTTACCTGATGATCCATTACCGAACTTGAGCTTAAGCTTCTTGATACCAGAACCAGATACAATATCAGAAATTTCTGTTTCAGACTGAAGTGCACGAGTAACGTTAATGTTATTCTGCTTCTTCATATCAATATTGATAGGAGCATCAACACTTGGATACTTTGCTTTCAAGAAAGTAAACAGTGCTTTAATCTCGTTCTGATTATCTGGAGAAAAATCTTTTAACTGACTTTCTATCTCTTCGACAGATTTTGGAAAGAAAGAATACATCTCTGATAAAAATTCCTTAAATGGTAACATTTGTCTTATAGCCCAAATTTAATTGTTTATACTATTTATAATAAAAAAGAAGCCGGCTTGCGCCGGCTTTAGGTGGAGAGAGAACATTATATTATAGTACTTCTTCGAAACATTCTATTGCAAGTTGGCGTTCTAGTCGAAAAGCTTCTTTTTCCCATGGATAGTCGGCATATGACATGCTGGTAGGATAAACCTTTTTCTTCCAGCGGATGTAGTTTCCATCAAGCGAAACCATTTCATTGCGTACATACTGCTTCAGATGAGTGAGCTCGTGAGTAAGAGTAGAGACTAGATCATATAGACGGAGAGACTTATCCACCTCTATCTCATACTCACGATCACCATACTGCATGCAGTATCCATATGCACCGTCCCGAGACATACAGTTTGTAAGCTTTACTGTAATCTCAATGGTACGGTACCTGGGCAGCATCTTCTTCAGATACCAACCAACAACTTTGTGTGCCAGCTCTTTTTGCTTGGCTGTTCCACCTTTTATCTCAACTGTGTTCATAGAAATCCTTGGTCAGGTTCAGGCCAATCATCGGGTTGAGGACTTTCTAGTTCTTTAATTATATCCTCAACCATATGTTTTGGCGCACCGGTTGAATTGCTGATATCCTCAATAGAGTCACCAGCATAAAACCGTTCTTGTACATCAAATATTAAATTAGACATTCTAGACATAAGGGATCTCCTTACCGACGGCGTAAGATATACGCGTCAACCTTTTCAGCACATTCAAGAGGAAGTGATTGAGCGACTAGGTGTTTGATGCTACGATCAGGAAGACGTCCATTGTACTTTTTAGTATAGTACTCTTTGGCACGTTCGAACCGATTTTCGCCACGACCTTGAAGTTTGACACGGAACTGATAGTCCATGTTTGACTGACGCAAAGACCTATTCATGTTCTTAACCATAGCACGAAGTTCTTCGAGCTGAAGCATATCGTCGGCACAACCGTAGTGGAATGTTCCGATATATGCGTCTGTACGTTTTTTGTCTATTTGAATTCCCATTTGATCTCTCTCCTTATCAATTTATGGTATCATTATACCACACCTTTGGGCCTTTGTACACACTTTTTTTGAAAAAAGTTAAATTATTTTTTGAATTTTTTCAATGGATTCTGGAGATCCGGAAACGGTGATTTCTGGGTTTCCGCCGCCAGGTCCGACCGCGATGAACGATTCGAGTTTAATATCATATTCGGTTAGGAATTCCAGAAATTCTTGAATTGGACAGTCGTACGCGATATCAAAAGTGTAAGTCATATTAGTTCTCCATCAGATTACTTAGACACTATACACCGCATGAAATCATTTGTACACAGTTATTTTAGTAAAAGCTTTTTTTAAACTTTTTTCCTGGCATAATCTCATCACCGTTCATTTGGATG